GTGCGCAGGGCCTGGACGTTCGCTGCGAGCTCCTCGCCGCGCACGATGTCGTCCTCTGCGGACTCCTCGGTCAGGTTCAGCGCGGAGAACGCCTGGGTGTGCTCAGCGATCAGGGCCTCGACCTGCTCGACGCTCAGGTCTGCGATGTCGTCCATCGTGCGCCTCCTCGGCGGTTCTGCGGGATGGTTCCTTGTTCCCCGCTCCGAGGGGCCGGGTGCAGCGTTACAGCGGTGCGCCCGATCTTGGTTCAGACGTTACACTGCGCAGTCAACCGGCCTTGATCCGCCATGTCCCCCCCTCCCTGCGGACCAGGACCATCGCGGCGCTCTGACTGCTCACGACGGTCACCGTCCCGGACGGGGAGATGTGCTCGTACTCCCGGCGGGGCTTCCCGCCGCAGTTGCATCCGTTGGCTACTGCCCTCCTTCCACCACTGCCGCAGCTGCGGCGATCCGCTGCCCGGCCATCGCTGAGCGCACGGCCGCGACCCGGGCGCCGGACGCTGCCAGCGGGCGGACCACGGGGAACCCGGGGACGTTCACCGCCAGGACCGCGACCAGTTCCAGTCTGCCGCTGATGGAGCGCCAGTCCCCGGACAGGCTGGACGCCAGCAGCGCGGCGCGCTGCTCCTGGGTCGCGCCGGGCCGCAGCAGGCCGTTGAACCAGATGCCGTGCTCGTCCTCCCCGACCGCCACATCGGCCACGGCGGAGCCGGTGTCGTCGTAGTGCGCGGCGGCGGCGGCGGCGCTGATCGGGACGCCGTCGTCGTCGGCGGCGGCGGCATGGCCGGTGCCCATCGTGATCTGCCCGACACTGACGGGGCCGGAGCTGGTCATGTACGTCCCGGTGCGGTAGAAGGCGTACCTGCTGGCGCTGCGGGGCGGGACGGTGCAGCCGCCGCGCAGGCCGATGTGGCAGGCGGGGGAGCCGTCCGGCATCCGCCAGGCGGCGAGGTGCCCGTAGATGCGGTCCCCGTCGATGGTGGTCGGGGTGGGTCCGTCCAGGCCGGGGTCGGCGAACAGGGCGGCGTCGCCGCCCGCAGCGGTGACCGATCCGCGGCACGGAGGGTTGCCGGGCCTGCCGCACTCCCCGGGCCAGTAGCCGAGGGCGTCCTTGTGCCACTGCGCGGCGACCCTGTTCAGGAACCGGGGGCTGATGTGCTCGGCGAGGTACGCCCGCAACCGGCGGAAGTCCCCGGGGGTGCCCCAGCGGACCTTGGCCGCGCCTTCGCCTTTCGTCCAGTAGTGGTGCAGGCGGGCGGTGGCGGCGGGGTTGGTCACCCATCCCGGCCCGCGGGCGAACACGGCGGCGACCAGGGACGCCGGGGGTTCCTCGCCGAGTTCGGCGTAGGCGGCCAGCAGCGCCCGCCGGGCGGCGGACACCTGCTCCACCGAGGCGTCCACCTGCCCGATCCGCCCTGCGGCGGCGTGCACGGCGGATCGGTTCAAGGTGCCGTCCGGCTCCCGCACCGGCAGGGCGTGGCAGTCCTTGGTGCCGTCGTCGCAGCGGTGCAGGACGGTGGAGCGCTCCCACTGCTCCTGGGTGAACCGGGACGGCGAGCCGTCCCACGGCTCCTGGGAGATTCCTGCTGCGGCGAGGGCGTCCTGCGGCGCGGGACCGAGGTTGATCCGCAGGTCGAAGGCGGGGATCGCGACCATGGTGACGGCGCTGATCCGGCCGGCGCCGAACTGGGCGTCGTCGCCTTCAGCCAGCGACATGCTGTCGGCGTCGATGGACGGCCCGCCTGCGGCGCCTTCGGCGAGCAGGCCGATGAGTTCGTCGGCCTCCTCGTTCTCCAGCAGGACGCCTTCGGCGTGGATGCGTCCGCCTTCGCGCCAGAGCCGCTCCACGGTGCCGACCGTGACCGAGCCGAGGTGCTCCCCGTTGTCGGCGCGGGGCCAGCGCAGGGGCAGCGGGGGCTGGCGCCAGGTGATGGAGCCTTCGGCGAAGGACCGCCCGTCCCCGGTGGGCTGCCCTTCCAGGGCCACGACGCCGTGCCAGCGCATCTCGTCGGGCAGCTCGTACCCCTCCTGCAGGTCGAACAGGGCGAGCTGCTCGTCGGCGGGCTCCTGCTCGCAGGTGCATCCGGGCATCGGCGGGGCTCCTTCCGGGGGTGCTGCGGCGGTGACGGGGTGGTCGCTGAACGTCATGACGCATCTGCAGTTCACCCATAGCTCGACAGGTCCGACCGGCTGCCCGGGGTAGTCCATGCGGACGTTCGACGGGCCGACCTCGAACATGCCGTTCAAGGGGACGGTGGTGCCGTGCATGGGGCGGTGGGTGTGGCGGACCCGTTCGTCCAGCATCGTCCACCACGTCTTGGACCCGGACGCGCCGGACTGCCGGCGCTGCTCGACCTGGGCGTGGTTGATGATCGCCGATGCGGAGATGTCGGCCATCCGGTCGGCCTGGGCGCTGGTGCCGTCCGGTTCGACCCGGTCGTACGCCCATCGGGCGGACTGCTGGAACGAGGTCCAGGCGGCGGCAGGGTCGGGGCCGCGGAACATGTCCAGGTAGAACGGCTCCAAGGCGTCCAGCAGCTGCGCGGCGGTGGCGCGGGCGGCGAGCAGCGGGGCCAGGACGGGCAGCAGCGACGCGGCGAGGGCGGCGAGGGCGGCGGCGGCGGCGACGGCCTGGGCGGGGGGGTCGGCGAGCACGTCGATGCGGACCACGGCGGTGCCTCGGGCGCCGTCCGCGCCGGTGGCGGTGTAGCTGAAGGCGTCGGGGCCGAGGTGGCCGGGGTCGGGGGTGTACCGGGCGGCGGGGCCGTCCAGCGGCTCCGCCGTGCCGTGCTGCGGCTGGTCGGTGATCGCCACCGTGAACGGGGGCTGCCCGGTGATGGACAGCGCGATGTCCACCGGCTCGCCGCGGCCGGTGGCGGCGTAGGCGTCGCGGGCGGTGATCATGCCGCCTCCGCCAGCCGGGCCAGGCATGCCACCAGGGCGGCCCTGCTGTGCGGGGTGCGGCTGGTGAGCAGGCCGCGGACGTACTGGTCCAGGACCGCGACCACCGCTTCGGGGCGCTCGCTGCGCCCGGCGAGCACGACGGGGGCGGTGCTCCAGGCGTTGTCGAGGAGCTTGTCGGGGTTGCCGGAGGCGTGCAGGTGCCGTTCGTGGGGGTCCACCGCGCCGAGCCCTTCGGCGCGGGCGCGGGCGTCGCACAGACGGTTGCCGGAGCGTTCCAGGGCGCGCAGGACGAGCCCTTCGCAGGCGGCGACGAGGCCGTCGCGCTGCTGCTTCTCCTGCACCGAGCGCTCCATGTCGGGGGCGCGGGCGTCCACGGCCCTGCGGCGGGTGTCGAGGCGGCGGTCGTCGCCGGGGGCGGTGTTGCTGTCTGCGGGGGCGGTGATGCCCAGGTCGGCGCCGAGCCTGCGCAGGGCGGCGGTGGTCTGCTCGGGACTGGTGGAGCCGGTGGCGACGCGGCGCAGGAGCCAGCGGGCGAACTCCTGCTGGTCGGGGGCGTCGTTGGGGTCGAACCCCGTCTCCCGGCGCAGCGGGTCGCCGCCGATCTCGCCGCGGTCGTACAGCTCCAGGGCCTCGTTGGAGCGGTTGGGGCGCAGCCGGATGGCGCTGGTGTCCGCCATCACCATGTACTGCTGGGGGTCGTCCACGACCCCTTCCAGGGCGGGGCGCAGGTAGCCGGTGGTGATGGCGTGGGCGACGACGCCGAGGCGGGGCTCCAGGTGGCTCTTGATGCTGGCCTCGTCGGCGAGCCAGCCGTTCCAGTGGCTCGCGTCCTGGGTGCCGAGCATGACTTCGGGGGGGGTGTCCATGCCCATCGCCAGGCGCCGGACGGCGTTGTCCCGCATGGTCAGGACGGAGGCGTCCAGGCCGGTCCAGAAGGTGATGTGCTGCACCTTGTCGAGGTGCTCCCCGGGTGCGGTGACGACCAGAGGGACCACGGCGGCGGCGCTGGAGCGGTCCTTGATGGGGGTGGTCATGGCTTCGCCGAGCACCTGCATGAAGGCGTCGGCCTGGTTGGCCTGGGCGTCGGTGCCGGGGGCGGCGGCGAACTGGATCTCGGAGGGCAGCAGCAGCACCCCGGCGCCGGCGAGGCGGGAGTCGAGCTGGGCGGCGACGTGCTCGGTGGTGCGGCGCACCTCTTCGAGGTTGGACAGGTTGGAGCGGACGGGGGAGTCGGCCTCGTCGGCGTTGCGGGGGTGCGCGGTCCAGACCCGGATGACCATGTCCTGCTGCTGCAGGGCCAGGCGGCGGCTGCCGATGCGGGCGTGCAGCTTCTTGCTGCGGTCCTGCTGGACGGCGCCGCTGGGCAGGACGTACCACTGCTCGCCGCCGTCGGGGGTGCTGACGGCGGCGTGGTACAGCTCCCCGGTGATGGTGAGGTTGATCCCGGTGGCACGGAGCATCTGCTCCTGGCCCTGCCGTCCGCCGAAGTAGGCCTCCAGGGTCTGTGCGGCGGGGCCTTCGGTGATGGGGATGTGGGCGTCGCCTTCGAGCTTCATGAGGACCAGGACGGCGCGGGACATCATGTTGCCGACCCAGTTGGCGACGTAGCGCAGTTCGGCGACGGTGTCGTGGTACCGCCAGGCGTGCTCCATCCAGTCGGCGGCGCTGGACACGGTGCCGGGGTGGGCGGCGGGCAGCAGGGCGGCGGAGGCGACGAAGCCGTTCGGCGGCGGCGGCGCCGGGGCGGTGCGTGGTCGGGCCAACGGTGTGCCCCTCTCCCTATTCCCGGCTGCCCGGCGGCAGGTCGCGGGCGGTGATGATCGCTGCGGTGTAGGACAGCGCCGCCCAGGCGTTGACGAGCCACCAGGCCCAGTGCAGGTCGGACAGGACGGCCCAGGCGAGGTCGGCCGCCGCGAGGTAGGGGGAGACGCAGAAGGTGCACAGCACCAGGGCGTCCCAGCCGGTGCCGTTGAGGGCGGCGATCCAGCGGTCGCGCAGCCATTGGGAGGGGGGCCAGTCGTCTTCGGCGACCAGGCGCGCGGCGCGGGCGACGGCGAGGGCGGCGAGCAGCGACGCGGCGAGCAGGACGGGCCATTCCTGTCCGAACATCCCGGTGCCGCTGCTCATGTGATGGAGGGTACACTCCCGGACCTGCCGGGGCTGATATGCTGGATGTTCTACATGTTCAGAAACGAGAGGGTGTCCCTGGTGGTCGAGTTCTTCTTCAAGTCCATGTTCTTCCTGTCCGCACTCGCAGTGGCCCTGTCGGTGCTGCTGCTCGTCCTGTGCGGGTACCTGATCTGCCTGGCCCTGGACGGGCCGCTGAAGATGCAGGGCTCCCTGGCCGGGATGGGGGAGAGCGCCCTGTACGGCACCATCGAGATGTTCGACGCGATCTTCAAGCTGTTCTAGGCACCAGCCGCAGCGGGGAGGCGAGCTGCGCGGGCCGGCCCGTGCGCCCCACCGCGGTCACCGCGTACACCATCGCGTCGAGCCGGTCGTGGGAGGCGTCCCCGGGCACCCAGGTGGTCAACTGGTCCTCCAGGCGGGGGAACATGCCGGCGAGCAGGCACCGGCGCTGCTCGAACAGGCCCACCACCGGCTCCGCGCGCAGCGCCTTGCCGCGCCGCGCATGCACCTTCAGCACCCGCGCACCCACCCCGGAGGCGCGCAGGTTCGCCACCACGAGGTCGCCGCCGAAGTTCGTCTCGGCCACCACCGCGTCGGCGGAGTACGCATCGCACGCCTCCCGCACCGCCACCGACCAGCCGTGCGGGGTGTACTTCCCGCTGCGGTCGGCCAGGACGTACACCGTGCCGCCGGCGGTCCCGGCCACCACGATGCCCGTCTCGTCCCCGGCGGTGCTGCCCGCCGGGTCCACCGCCACCACCACCCGGTCGAAGTCCTGCGGCACCGCTTCCGGCTCGACCCGGCACGCCTCCACCAGCTCCCACGTCCACAAGGAGCCTTCCACGTCGGTGAGCATCTCCGCGTGCAGCTCCTGCCGGCCCAGCCGGGTGCCTTCGAACTCCCGCAGCACCTCCTGGGCGAACGTGGGGGCGAGGTTGTCCAGGTTCGCGTACGTCGAAGCCCTGGACACCACCGTGGTGGGGTCGGCGAGCACCTTCTTCATCCACGCCGTCGGCTTGGGGGTGGTGGTGAGCAGGACGTGCGGGCGGCGCCCCAGGCGCAGCCCGAACTTCAGGTTCGACCAGACCTGCTCCACCAGGCGGTAGTGGGCGGCCTCGTCCAGCCACGCGAAGCCGTGCTGAGGCCCGCGCAGCCGGTCGGGCTCGTCCGCGCTGGCCAGCAGCGCCCGCGCCCCGTTCGGCCAGGTGAGCCGCCGCTTCGACGGCTCGAACTGGGGGCGCCGCCCCGGCGGGGCGGTGGCGAGCAGGCCGGACTCCCCTTCGACCACCACGTCGCGCAGGTCGCCGCCGGTGGCGGCGACGATGGTGATCCAGGGGAT